AAGCTTTGCAAGTTCGGCATAGACTAAATTAAACTTTTCCTGAAACCATTCCGTCCATTTGTAAACGTTGCGCATCCAAGTGTTGAAAGTTCCTGAAGCTGGTTTATTTTTAAGCGTAAAGCCATCGTCTTGTAGTTCTGTAGAAATTGGTATTGTATTTGTGTCATTTTCATCAAAGATCGGAAGTTCTGTTGGTTCTGACATTAAATTACTCCTTTTTTCCGTTTAAAGCCGTGTTTATTATTTTTCCCTGCATCCTTATTACAAGATAGAATATAATCATAACAACAAGAACAAAAAACAGAACAGGAACAGCAATTAGCTCTTTTGAAAGTGCTATTATGAAATTAGGGTCTGTCAAGTTTTCAAACTGTTCTATTGTTTCCATTTAATTTCCTATTATCTCAATGTTATCTGGGTACCACATATCCTCGGAGGGTTTGCCGATCCTGGAGCCGCGACAGGTTCTTCTGTCGGTACCGCCTCTGGGTCTGTTGTTAAGTACAGTATGTCGGCCTTTGCATTTAACTCGCCATGGCCGATGCGCAACGTATGCGCTCCTGCGGTTAAAGCAAATCCGTAATTTGTAGTTAAATGCTCTATCTCTACCCTAACCCATTCATAAAAACCATTATTAGCATGATAAACACGATCCCACGTATCATCAATGCCTACGTATAGAGCGTGGTGGCTGCCGTCAAGCCCATTAATCTTTAGCCATAGATAGTACGTGCCTGTCTCTGAAAGTGTAAATACTTCAGTCGCTTCTGCTGCTGGTTCTGATGAATAATCTCCGGTTGTCACTACTACACATCTACCACCCGACGCAGGCGCATCATTTACGATAACCATAGGGGTTATTAAATCCATATCCTCTGCTTCAAAATAGCGAGAGACAGGGGTAATCTCGGGTGCGTCTGTAGTGTTTGTGACTACTTCACTTAATAGTGCCGCTAAGTCAGTCCCGGAAGTGTCTTCGACTGAGTTTGCAGAGCCGTTGAAATCGAGATTAACCGGCTCCCCATTAACTGCTGAACTTGACGCTACCATAATCCACTGAGTTGTGCCTTCTCCAGAAACGTAATCAATAGATATGTTATTTCCAGTTACAGACATGTCTAAATCGAAATCACCATTGGTATAACTACCGCCACGGGTACAAGCTACTGAAAAATTAATAACTACCGCTGTGCCGTTAATTGTTGCAGATGTAAATGCCGGAGCCGTTGGAGTCCCGTCTGAGTACTCAAACGCCCCTATATCTGGCGCAGTACCTTCATACGGTAGTGATACCCCTTGACCACTACTCCATGTTAGTGACGTATCGACCGTTAATACATTTGTACTATAATTAACATTTGTAATTCGGGACGTTTGGGTTTGCCCGTCTAACTGGATTAAATCACCCTCGATGATTCCCCACCCATCCATAAAATAACGGGCGTCATCTACTGTAATAGTTGTACCACTTCCAGAGCCTACCGTTACTGTAAGAAAAACCCCTGCATCAATCATCGGTGATGTTGACTGAAGGTTAAAATCACTTTCTGAAGAGTTCGGATCTGAAACCAAATTTATAAATTCAGGGTTTACAGAAATATTATTTGAGGTTGTATCCCCGTCTGAATATCTCTGCGATGCTCCAAGAATATTATTGTTTATAAAGTAGTTGGTCGAATCGGTGCCAGTTCCATCGTATATATCTACTTCATACGAACGGTTGTTATACATAATATTATTTTTTATAATATTGCCGACTGTCGGATTAACTGAGTTGTGCCGTACTCCTGTGATATTTCTGCTTATGGTGTTGTTATAATACCTGTTATCTGTGCAGATAACTTTCCACGGTTCTGATAATAGATTACTCGGCGTTGTTAAACTTATTCCTGTTCCATTATTCACTGCCGTGTTATTTCTAATTATCGCGTACTTTGTATTCGTCATAATGCCTTTATGCTCCAAATCAGGCATAGCCCTATCACCGTCAGACCCGCACCAATTAGTAGTACGCTCGTTACCACCATCTGCGACAACATTATTCTCAAAGAGCAAGTACTCAATACCCCAAATGTCTATATTACTGTGCATCTTATTTTGAATATAGTTATTTCTAATTACCGTGTAATTCTGCCCCGACACTCGATCATAAACACCAATAGCGTCATGCGTTCCACCTACAATTATATTACCTTCAACTAATATATGGTTACTGTCTTTTATATTTACTATATCGTGGGGGCCTCCTTGATCCTCACAAATAGAACTACAGGGGCATGTCGCGATAAGAGTATTGTTTTGTATTTTATTATAATTTGCACCCTCGGTTAGACGGAAGCCCGCCCATCCGCGAGCCTTTTCATAATAGCCATTAGAAATAATACAATTTGTTGCACCTTCCATGTTAATCCAATAGTGACCGGCGTCTATGAAGCGTAAGCCGTCAATCACTATATAGCTTTTTCCGCTGAGATCCGCTAAGTCATAGCTGTCTGTTATAGTAACAACTTCCTCTTCGTATGCTCGGTAAGTGATATAATTTCCGGTAGTGCCTGAATTAGTAGGATTAATCGTTTGGGTATAAGTACCAGTTCTTAGATATACTGTGTCCCCTGCGATGAGGGTAGAATCAGCTTTTGATGTCGTAAACCACGGGCTACTCGTTGATGTTCCTGAGTTTCCATCATTCCCGGTTTTAGCGATATAGTAGTCAGTAGCCAACGCCGTATTGGCACTTAATAAAATAAATAATAACAAGTAAAAAGTCTTTTTAGTTATCATTGGTGCGATACTCCTTTTGAATTTATTCCTTTTAATGATGTTGGTGTTACGTCTGCTGCTAACAGCGTAAAATATGTTGGGGCTATTTCTGTGTCATTAATAATAATATCATCATAATATAATCTGTTCTCAGGTGACCACGCTGCGCCTGATCGTGTTAGATTCCCACCGAAAGTAACCTTGTTGTATAGGTGGTCAACCTCCGCTAATGCCGTTATATTATTTCTTGATTCTGTTGCAATTAAGACTCCTTCTTCTGTGTATATATTGACAGTTTGTTGCCCGTCTGAGTTGCCTATCGTCCCTATATCCATTATAATCTCAACCCCAACAAATTTCTCAGCGAGCACCTGTGATGCTAAATCAATATCTCTCATTTGAGTAAAAGCCACAGAATCATCGTAATGCTCGTATGTAAAACAGTCTTCTGTCCCAAGTACGCCATAATTAGGTTGAATATAATAGCATAGTATTTCGGGCGCTACTAAACCGGGGGTTTGTATATTAAACACATTAAAATTTATACCATAATCGCTAAAAATAGCGGGTTGAGCGCCGGGATTGCAGGTATTATCATACTCACCGGGAGTTACCCCCCAATGGTTTATATCGGTAAATCCCGAAGCTATTTCTATTGTTTTTAGATACCCGTTCAGCCAAATCCACCCATTAGCATCGCGGGGAAAAAACTCAAGTGGTATTTTTAACATAAAAAATAAATGTATTACTTTATACCCGCTATTTCCAGTAACACCATCACCGAAGAATGTTGCTAACCTTCCGGGGCCATGCCCTAAAATTTCCTCGGGGGGATCGCCATCATATAAGCAATTATAGTTAATACATAAGGATTTTCCTTTCCATGTTTTCCCTACTCCGTGGTCAGCTATCCAATCCGACGTTGGTGTTTCTTCATTGAAATATAGTTGCCAGATTGAATCCGCACCACCTATTTTTTTGGGCATATCGCTGGGAGTGGTTATGTAACCCCCGGTTTCTGTGCCTTGCCAGTCTTGTATATTGTCAAAAGTATCAACAATGTCAAAATTTTGCTTGAGGTCTGATTCCCAATCTGCGTTCGCTGGAAATATACTTGCTAAAAGTATTGCCGTTATTAATAATACACGCATCATGGGGTCACCACATCATTCCAGACCTTAACCTGATCTGTCTTAGCATTAGCGCTACAAAGATTTGTTGAAGCTGACGATGTGCCATAAAACTCAAAATTTGATGTTGCCCCATAGACTGTTCCAAGCGCTATAGCTGACGAATCTGCAAGAGATAAAGTCTCTTCTGTTGCGCCTTGGTAAATTCTTAACGTAGAAGCGTGTCCAGTATCAAATACTAACCTAAACACGTTCCATGAGTCTGATTCTATATCAGATATACTCATTGTTCCTAAGTTCGTGCCCCCAAAGTATACAGTCATAGTAGTCGCAGTTGGGAACGTAGCCAATAGGGTTGTCACTGTTGTGGATGATTGAATTAGCCTTGTGTTAGGTGGCACTGTTTCTGTGCTTGCAACGTATATAGCCGCTTGGATAGTTATAGTACCGTCGTTGTATGCTGTTAATGGGATAGGTAAAGATGGACGAACGGTGTCGTTCGCGGCGAGCGCCATGTCGAAACAACCTGAACCTTCTAAGCAGCCCGTAGTAGTGGCAACTGTGTCAGTGTTTACGTTCACCAAACTCCCGTTTGAGCCAACAGTAGCTATGATAGCCGTACTTGCGGCATCGTCATCAAGATCCCACTGAAAATCTGCTGTAGACGGTGGTGTGCCACTCTCGACAAAAGTGATATTAACATGATTAGTAGACCCCGCAAAACAAACACATGGAATCGCTAAAGCTATTAAAAGAAGAAATATAAGTTTTTTCATTAGTCCCAGTCTCCTTTAATCTGCCAAGTTATCTCGTTTAATGCGTCGTCGGGGTCAGATAGTGTTATAAAAAGCTTTGTATCAGCCGGGATAGTCGGGTCATCAATACCACTCGTTATGCTTGCTACTCCCGCCGTAGTTGTAACTGCTTCGATAGTTGTCGGTGTTCCATAACCTACACCTGCGGCCTTATGCTGAAAGGTTAAAGTAGGCTCTGTTGTTGGGTCTGCATCGCATGAAATATAAATTGCTGTTATTGTAAAAGCAGCCGGGATGTTTACGGCGAACGACAGAGCATGATTTGTGGAATCATTGTCGTAAACGCCTTGTGGGTTTAGTATTGTGCCGTAAAAATCTGCCTCTGTGCCTGCTTCATACGCTGATACACCACCAGCACTGAAATCGTCAAATGCCTGTGCAACTTCCTGCAACGTGTCATCTCCTGTGCCGAGATTGCCATCGAAACCAGAAGCATCTAACATAAATGTACCAGTTGCCGGAAATAGCATATTAACCAAACTCGCTGACCCATCTACATGAATAGCATCAGTTTCTACACCTGAAGCATCACCACCATCCTTGACCGCGATATAATAATCACTCTCAACTGACCCTGCTGTACCGAGAGTAACAACACATCTGGTGGTCGCGGATGTTTGGTCAGCGTCATCAGAATCCGACGAGGGGTAATTATTTATTGGTATTGGTACTACTACCAATGTTAACCCGTTACTGTCAATGGTAGCACCCGATCCTTTTATTAACTTACCGGTTGTGCTATCGTATAATGGTATTTCATTGTCGACAACTCCGCCGGCAGGCCCTACTACATCACCACCACCTCCAGGCACTTTCCACGAACTTGTCCCGTCGCCGTCTTCTCCTAAGAACTTTACACCCCCAGTTTCGCCAGTTGATTTTACCGCTGTGCCTTCCGGCGTTCCTGAGTCTGTCAGATCTACATCGGCATCAGGCATCGTTATCGTTCTTGTATTTCCGGTTGTTATCCCTGAAGCGTCAAAAGCAATCTCTTTTGTTGGGTCAGTGTTATCTTGTATCCTAAATACATTAGTTAGAAACTCTGTTACTATTTCTAATAACGTCTGAGCCTCTGCTATTGTCTTAGGTTCGTACTGTCCGCTTGAAGCGTTCCAAAATAAAGTATCACTCTCGATATTACCGTCTACTGTGTTGGTCGTTGAGGCCGCGCTACCCCCACCGCCTCTACTGTCACGAACATCCCTACAATAATCGGTAGTACCAGGGAATTGTTGGAGTTCGTCGTTTGCGTCGTTGATGACCATTACTCTGCAAACTGGTATAAATAGACTCTTTAGAGTTGAGTCTGAGGGAAAATAAAGCATTGTGTTGCTGATGTCGGTGAACGCGCCGGAAACGTTTGTGTACTCTGATGCTGGTGTATTTTGGACTACCGCGAGTAATCTATCAGGCGTATCTGGTAAAATACCGATAACGACGTTATAGTATTTGTTGGTTCCTATAGCGCCACCGTCTGAATATTCATCAAAGGCGAAGTCGTTAATAGTGGTGTAGGTGCCATCGTTATTTATGTAGAATAGATTGTCTGTGCTTACTGTTCTTGATATGGTTGAGATATCTTCTAATATAACCCTCGCCGAACCAACTCCGATGGTTAAATCGGTTGCGGTCGCTGTTGAGTCCATGCCTGTTTTATAGACTGCGCCTTCATCAGAGAAGCGGTGATATACTTTATGGATAAACTCGTAGGCTCCCAAATTGGTTTCATACTCTGCATAGATTGTAGCTGAAGAGGCTGAGACCGCTCCCGCTTTTATATAGCCGACGTCAACGTGTTCAGTTACAGGATGTGTATTCGCTGCTACAAGTTCTAAAGCCGAGCCGGACCAATGGGCGTAAACCCAAATATCGTTAGGGTTTGCGTCAGTTCCGGCGAGGGCTTCAATATCTACGGATAGCGGACCCGCTGCGACGTAAGCGATTTTATTTATAATAAAGACCAGCACATCTTCGCTGTTGTCCTCCGTTATTGTGTATGTCCAGACGCCACCGCTCACCGAGTTAGCTGCTGAGTACACCGCTGCTGCTGTGTCGTCTCTCAAGTCTCTATTAGATAATGCTAACTGCCGGATCGAAAAAGGGTTTCCGTTTTCCGTTGTGAAAAAAGCATTCTCAAAAGTATGTGTTATGTCTCCGAGGGTCTGGCTGTCATCAACAATCGGCACAATGTCTCCGTCATCATTAATTATAACTAATGAGTCTTGAGCAATATTACTGTCTGTACCGTTATATCTGAATATGGAATTATCCACAGATGTGGCTGGGGCTGTTACCTTCGCAGTAATATTGTTCTGCAAATCTGCGTTATTTAATGTTTCCTTTGCCCATGCTTGCTCCCGAGTGTCACCGCTTACCACTGCTGTTTGCGCTGCAAAAGAGCTACCACTTAGCAATAGAATTAACGTTATAAAAATAATTATTTTTTTCATTATGGTATCTCCGTATCGTATGTTTTTGTCCAGTCTGTGCCATAAGCGGTAGTCCAATCGCCCGTGTCATCGTATGTTGTTTTCCAATATGTGCCACCATCAGCGCCTACTTCACCAAATTTTACCCCGGTAAATGGAAAACCAGTAAAGAGAGTCCCTGCAAACGGAATACCTGTAAAGGCTCCACCGGCTGCCCTTCTTCTTATCATTCCGTTTCCCCTGCGTTAATGATTAATTTATAAGTACCTGCCGCGCTAATAAACGTTGCGTCAGGCGTTATTGTAACTGAGTCAAAAGAGCCGTAAAATGTAACACTCTGAGGCACGCTAATAACGGGAGTTATAGTTCCGTTTGAATCTGGTACTATTGGATCTGTTGATCCTATTCTCTTTGCGGTTATCGCAAGGGTTCCGGCTGTCGTTCCGGTAAACTCAAGCGTTATCTCAACTTCAGTTAAAAACTTGCCACGCCTGTAGTTTGTAAAATCATCGGGAATGTTAACCGTTTTCGCTGCGTTTAGTAATGCTTCTGTATAGGTTGTTATGTGTTTCATGTTATTCTCCCTCTATTGCTAATGTAAAATTTAAAAAGCATGTGCTTATTTCTTCGCCTGCTCCTGATCTTCCTATACTGACTTCACCATTTGTGCTTATAAGGCACTTTAGAAATGTATCTGTATCAGCGCCCCAGTTGCCGTGAAGTATTTTCCCTGTTTGGTACCCTGTTTGGTAGGCTGGTCTGAAGCCTGCCGGTAACGTAAACGCTATCGGAGAACCTGCCGAGTTTGTTTTCTTAATTGTTGCGTAAATCTGTAAAGAGCTTTCATTTTCTAAAAGTCTATATCTTGCCGGTACGGTACTAAAAATCGACCAATCTGTGTTAAAAGATATGTCCTGCCAATCACCTGTTAAATTATCTATAGCCGCTTTAACTCCAAGCGGGTTTGTCATTAATGTTTCGCTTGTGCCTGTGATTGTCTCGGCTTCTGAAGCAAAGTCCGGTATTCTTATTAATGACGGTGTGGATGTAATTGTTCCTATTGAAGTTGTAACACTTATTACCCATCCGTTATCCCATGTTGTCCAACCATAAGAAAATTCTCCTGCAAGAAAGTTAACAATAGCAATCTGTGGTTTTATCCATTCTGAGTCAACAGCGCCTATGTATATACATGGGTATGTTCCATCATGTCCGAACTGCACATCGTAAGCGTCTTTACCGTTTGTTGATGCTGTGGTAGTAAGCCAAGCGGTTGTGTTGCTGTCAGCATATCCCCCAAGCGTCATTTTAAATGATTCGTCTTGCCCGTCTGTATACACCATTAAATCAAATAATATTTTAGCGTTGGGCCATTCGCCCATTGGTAATTGAATTTTAATATAGCCTGTTTCTGTGTCGGTTGATCTTAATACTGCGCCATCAGGGGAAGGATTAACCGGGGATTCTCCCTCTGCTGAACTTGCATCTGCAAAATTAGGATAAGTCCTTATCTCAACACCGTCTGAATCTTTAACCACAAACTTTGTATCACCGTCAATCCAAATCGTTGTTTCTCCCCATGAATCCAATTCAACCGGATTGTCATGTGCTGCAACTTTGTCTTGATCTTGGTACGTTACTTTGTCTGTTGTTGTGCCGACTATGTACGTGTGAATAAACCCACCGGCTAACGGCTTACCGTCTTCGTCAAATTGTTTGAATTGGCTATTTGTTATTAGTGTTGTCATCTATTGTCCCTTTTAATGCTGTTCTTAATCCAAGTGCTGCTAAATGGCTCTGTAATCTTTGCTCTATTATTTTAACCGGTCTTCCTTTCGCAGCCATCATAATTGTTTGTGCAAATTCAGGATCGAAAGCAGCACGATTTAATATTGCGTTTACCTGGTTGTTTCCCATTTCTCTTAACGGGCTTGTTAATGCTTTTAAAATATTCAAAGTCCGGCTATGTGAAAGGCCGGTTGCTTTTGACATTGCTGTTATTACATTCTCCGCTGTATCTGAACCGCCACCGAGAGGTGAGGCTTTGCCACGTTGCATTATTTTTAATGCTGATCTGTATTTATTCAAAGCGTCAAGTTTTACAGGTGCATCTTTAAATAAAACATCTATTGCAGGCTTTAGCTTTTTAAATTCCCTCTCAACCCCTGCAAGGCTAACTATCGGATTGTTAAAAGCGTCAACAGCTGTTGTTTCAGCATTCGTTATTAAATGGTCAATGGTTGAGTTTTGAAGTCCTGCAATAGCTTTCTTATCACCTTTAAGCTTCCCCATTAGCCTCTCTGCTGCCTTTCTTTTAGATCCTGTGGCAAACACACTCTTTACAACTGAATCAACGTCTGAATTAAGAGCTTTAGAAGCCACAGACTTATTGAAAGCGACTTGCATATCTTTAGCCTTGTTCAATTCTTCAGAAGCCTTAACCATTGTATTAAATCTATTTTCAAGACCTAACTTTTTTAGAGACGGCTTGTATCTTGTTAACCATGTTTTTAATTTCGATTCTATGATCTCACCTGTTACCGGGTTTGTTGCTGTGCTTAAAAGATCTTGTTTGATAAAATCTTCTATTGCCTCTCTCGCTTGAGGATTATCTCCGACAGATTCAACAAATTGGTTTGCTTGCTCTACGCCTGCCGATCCAGGTTTAAAATATCTCGATGCAATCTGAGCGTTGGAAACTTTATCACCACCCTTCCCTTTTCTTAATATATCTCCGGTTGTGCCTGTGTTGAATTTATCTATAACTTCCTTTTTCCAGAAGGTTTGTGCTGTTTTGAGGTCACCGGCAGCGGATGCTTTTACTTCTGCTGTTGCAGCTTGTGCGCCTGCAAGTGTTTCTTCAATAACAGTCTTCCTTGCTTTGGCGTTTGTAATAACAGCTTTTTCCTTACCGGGTATCATTGGTGGTTCTTTTTTGAAATTTATCCTATATGACTTTGCTAATCTTTCAGCGTATGAGTCTGAGCCTTCAGCCTTTTGTCTCATGATTCCGGGTATATTTTTTTCTCTTAATGCTTTGTGTGTTTCTTCAACGTTTATTTTTGCGTCTGTTAACTGGTCACCAGCTTTTAGTTTGACATTTATCTCGTCAAGTTCTTTCGTTAATTGTTGCGGATGAACAACATCACCTTTATACGTTGCAAAATCTCCCTGCTCGGATGCTTCACCGGCTTTTTTTAATACGTCGTCAACTTCTGTTCTGAGTTTTGATAGTCTTGCAGCCAATCGTTTATTAGGTTTTTGCCCTGCCATTGCGTCGTCAAGCACATCGCCTAAATTACTTCTTAACCCCTGAAGGTCTTTAGGTGTTACAATACCGTCAGAGTCTTTAAGTATTTGTTTGATGGTCGCAAACTCTTCTGGAACGTTTTTACCTACAGCTTCAAATTTATCCATCGGCGCTGCTATTTCATCAATTTTATTAATTAGATTTTTTGCATCAATCGGAAATTCTGGAACGTCTTTAAATAACTCGCCGCCTTCTTTCTGTGCTGCGGTCTTTCCGGCCCTTGCTGCGGTTCTTAATGCTTCGCCTGATTCAATAGCACCCATACCACCACCAAGCTGTGCGCCTTCTTGCTCAAGTCTTCCGGCTGCTGCTTCTGCTCCGGTTGCTACTGCTTTTTCTTGCTTAGCTAATGGGTCAATAACGTCTTCAATACCGGCAGCGCCTTTTTGCTCGTCCATGAAATCACGGATTGCCTTTGAATTTCTTGCTTCTTGTTCAAGCTGCTCTTGGGCTGCGTCTCCGGTCATTCTTGCTTGGGCTCGTTCAAATTTTATAACGGATGGGTCATTTGTTAATTGACCTCTTCTGAATCTTAAACCGGGGATAGCTTCCTCAAGTGCTTCAGCTTCTGCTATGTTTTGAGCTATTAAAGGACCGTCTTTAGTTTGTGCTGCTAATACTTGTCCGGCTCTTTGCGTTGCTCCGGCTCTTGTTAATGGTGGTAATGCTTTCCCGATGTCTTTTAATTTATTCATTGCAAATTTAGCAGTTGCAGAGATGCCTTTTACAGCTAATTGACCGCCCATTTCCATTGTAGCACCGAATGCTATATCTTTTGCGGATTGCATGGTTTCTCTGCTGACATCACCAGCAAACTGCTTTACCTTACCTGTAATCGTTTCGGGTTGTGGTCTTTCGTCTTTTCTATTCTGAGCCCAACCTTCTATTATATTCGCTGCTTTTGCGCCTATACCATAACCTAATGCACCGGCTGCGGCTTGCCCCACTGGTGTTGTCGGTGCTGCAATTAAAGCGCCTGCTACAGATGCACCGGCTTCGAGTGCAGGTCTTAACACCGGCATAGCTTCACGGGTCAATCCTTTTGCTCCTTGACTTTCTCCCATGGTTTGGCTGCCTGGAATACCAGCAACGGACATAGGGTCTGTTGTTTGCGGTGCGTCTTCTTCGTATGCCGGTACTGTCTGTAAGAAGTCTTCCATGCTTGGTATCTGCTGTTGTTCCTGTACAGGCTCAAATTCTTTGAAAGCACCTCTTTCACGCAAAGCAGAAAAAGCCTGTTTCCTTTCTTCAGATAAAGCGCCTCTACTATTTAACTCATTAAAGGCTTCGTATTGTTCCCGCGAGAATGCCATTAATTGCCCCTTAGTATTTTTTCAAGGTCTTCGTTTGATGCTTTTTTATAGTCAATAGCCTTTTCAGTTTTATTATCTTTTATTCCAACCTGTCTAAGCATTGCCCTTGAAGTCCTCAAGCCAGTATCAACGCTCTCCATTCTAATATTGCCAGCTTCTTTTACTTCTTCCAAGATCTGAACCATGTCATTAATACTAAGATTTTCATCTAATATTGATTCCCATTTTTCTCTCGCCCCTTGGGATAATTCAGAAACAGAAGCAGCCTATTTCCGATTGTATTTCACCTAAGTAAACCTCATACTTTGAAAGTTGAGGATCACCCTTTAATTTCTTTTTAACCCATCTAAGAGGCTTGTTTAAAAACCTTGCGTCAAATGTGTTTATCTCTGCTGCAATATCTTTTACATGGTCAACCTGCGCGCTTAAATTGGCAACAAAGCTAACCATTGAACCACGTTGTTTTTCTTGTGCTGTGATTGAGGTTTGTATTGCTTTTCTGTCTTTCTGTAAGAAGGTTGTTTCTGCTCCACCGACACCAGCAGCCATTTGTTTTTTGGCTGCAAGTTGTTCAACTATCTGGTTAAGGTAATTCGCCTCTTTGCCTCTTGTTTTCATTGGCTTCTCGCCGGTTGTTATTAGCTTATCTGCCATAAAATCAAGTTGCTCGTCTGTCCAAACAATTGGTGGTGGCTCGTCTTTTCCTTTTTCTTTCCCAAGCTTTTCAGTCTTAACCAATTCTTTTGTATTTTTGTCATAAATAGGTACGACTCTTTCACCTTTGTCGTTTGTGAATGGCTTACCACGTTCAAATTTATCAGTTTCTTTATCCAATCCCATCTGACTCCGCAAATTTCCAATATAAAGCTTTTTCTCTTCTGTTGGCATTTGTGAAAGCTGGTCGGCTTCAGATGCGTGGTCTGGGTTTCTCCCTTTATACCAATTGATAGCTTTATCAATATTTACTTCAAAATTAGGGTCGGCAGGGTCCATATTCCCAACAATCAAGCTTAAATCTTTTCTTGAGTCTGCTGTTATTTTAGCTTGTCCGGCTTGCATCTTCGTTTGATCTTGCCGTTGCTGTCTCTCTAAAGCGTAATCCTGTAAAGCATTGCCTCGTTCCTGTTGCTCCTGCGCTCTTCGTCTATCTTCGTAATAATTTAGAGTCTGTGCGCCTTGCCTGCCTGTTTGAAAAGCTTTACCTAAATCGAATAACCGTTGTTGTGGCATCGTTTACACCTCCCACGCAGATTGAAAACCGCCGCCGGTACTTTGAGAGCCCCAACCTTGTGGGACTTGGTACCCACCACCACCGCCTTGACCGGCATAAGACAATCCCATCATTCCTAAGCCTGTTAAATTTTCCATAGCTCCGGTGTAAGCGTTTGATTTTCCGATAATACCTTGAGCTTCTGCGTTTGCACCTGCCATTGCCAAGTTGCCCTGTTGTGTTGCCTGCTGCGCCCCCATTTGGCCCATTGTATTAACCTGCTGTTGCCCCATGCCTGCCATGCTCATATAAGGGTTTAAAGATTGATAATATTGATTAAGATAATTATCATAATCTCTACCTGCTACATTTTGAGAATAATCAAGCATTTCTCTGGAAGTTGCCCCGGTGTTATAATACCCACCGGCTCTTGATTTTGCTTCTATGCCTCGCAAGCCTTCATCGCGCATGAATTGTGAATAATCCGACATTTCAAAATCTTCCATTGTCGGTCTATCTGCCATCATGCCCTCAAGAGTACCAAGCGCACGTTCTCCAGCTTCCATCCAAGGGAGTTGATCCTCTCTGGTTTGCTCGAATTGTTTTTGGCCTATGTCAGCAGCGTATCTTGTGGCGCCTGCTTGTGTTTCTGCTGCGCTTTCTGCTGCATCGGCCCCCATCATTCCACCAGCTATTGAAGCAGCGCCACCCAATAAAGCACCACCAAGTATTGCTGTTCCAGTTGCTATAGCCATTTTATAAGCTCCTCATGTACGTTTGCTCTGATTCTTTATATCCAAGTGATTTGTATAGCTTGCCGACCTTATCGCCGTCTAAGTCTTTGATATTTAGCATTATCAAACTGCCAGCGCCTAATATTTTGGCATGTTTCTCAGCGTGTGCAAGTAGATTAACACCTAATTTTGTTTTTCTTACATCTTCATCAACCCACCAGAAAAGCTCTTGGGACGTTAAAACGTTCTTGTTAAAGAAGAATGGAAACACCATAAAGCCTATCATTCCGCTTTTACCGTCTGTCAGAAGTGTTTTGTTTTTAATTAAGACTTTGAACATTTCGGTTATTGTGTCAACGTCGTATGATACATATTTGCCGTAGCCTGAAACAGAATGAAAGCGTTTGCCCATTCTTACTAATTCCGGCATGTCTGATATTTCAGCAAGTCTTATCATTCTGCCCCGTCAATGTATGTTATTTCTGTTAAAACTTCCGGTACTGCCTGAGTCACAATGTCCATAGTTACTGTATTATTTAAAACATCTGTTAAGGCTTGAAACCAAAAGCGCCACGGCCTCGACATTGTGCCATTTTGGTCTAATACTTTATCACGAACTGGAGGGTTTTCTATTACTCCCATGATACGCCCCCAAACAAATGCGCCCTTTGGATTGATACAAAAAATTCATCAGTTATCCGTATTCTAAACGCCCGAGATTTTGCAGAACCTAAAGCAAAAAATTCAACTTCGTGATTATATTCTCCGACTTCTCCTAATGATTCCTGCTGTTCCATTTCCCAGGTTTTCGCGTAATCGTCGGTATAATCTAACATCATCTTAGGATCTCCGGTTAATTCGGTCGCCGTTTGTATTTCAAGAACCAACCTTTCGAAAAAGGTAGTCGTTGAGCCTAAATGTGTATATTGGGTGGTTCGCTCTCGGTAGATCGGTAACTCACCGTCTAGCCTGCTGGATGGGTCTATCGTGTAGATTTTGCCGTTGCTCTTGTCACCTACTAAATTCAACCCATTGTAACGAATGAAACAATTTGATTTGTGACGATGATTGTAACCGCCACTGCTCCACTTGTACCAGATATTAGTAATTGTGTCAAAACAATAAGTAATATCAGCGCCGGGGAAGGTTATTACATAAACGACGTGACCTTCTATGCTGTACGAATATCCTATTGCTTCTTGCGGGTCTTCTAAAGTGCTAATCTGATACGCCATTGAAGGAGTTGAGACTATTTGAGTTTGAAGACCGGATAAAACTCTTATCTGATTGTTGTTATCAAGAAAGTAAACAAGGTTGTTTATCTTTGCCGGGGAGTACTTAGCTCCGCAACCTGTTTCTATAAAACCGCCTGAAGTTCTCGCAAACGGCAAAACAGCATCACCTGTATTGTAATCAATCTCAATAGAGTGTGTCCCGAATAATATTAATTCCCGGTGGTCTGACATTAAACTTACAATAAAATCAGGGTTTCCCTCTGCTGCTATGCTCTGCCATGCAGAAAGATCTGTTGACGCTAAAGCAGAACCAGTATCAGGAACGGCAATTATAAACCATCCATCCTGATATGCCATGTGTGAGGCTGGTCTGATTAATGTTAGGGTAACAACCGACTGACTATAAACATTTGCACCGTCACAGACTGCCATTTTGGTCCCGTCATTAAATATCTGACATTGGCCTGCTGAAGTGTTAAGGGTTCCTTTTGATGTCTTAATACCACCGGCACCCGAAGCACCAGAAACGCTGTAAAGGGTATCACCAATCACAACATGAAGAACACCCTCGAAAATATCAAAACCTCTTACCTCTTCAAGTTCTTCAGAGTCAAACCATTCTGTTAAGCCGTGTGTGCCTCGTAAATAGGCTTGAGCATCTCCGCCGGTCTGGTCCGTTTCAACAAACATATTGATCAACTCTTGAATGTTGTTTCGATCTCGGGCCTCGTATGCTCCACCAACTATATTAAAGGGCAGTTTGTCAGGCATAGAATGTCACACTCCCTTTTGTAGCGTTAGAATTAATTACTTTGTCAAGTTTGGCTGTTGCCTGCATTTTCAACTTATCGAGTTTATCCTTTGGAGTGCCGGATCTGAAACCAACAGCAACAGCCAATCCATACTTGACAGCACTACGCCATGATTTAGGAAAATTTATGTTGCTTGTCATATCTGCGGTTGTTATTTCTGGAAATCCTTCGTATGATGTGAAAAATATTTGATGACCTTGAACCCCTGTTCGCCATAGTTCTAATGTGCCGATTTCAACACCTGGGGAGTAATGCCAAATTACCGGAGTGCCTGGGTTCTGCTTGCTCGGTAGGTCAACAAAATCATCCTCCATTTTCTCTTGAAGTTGGGTATATGTTCCGCTGTCATTTATTATCGAATAGTCACCATCTGTTATTAATACTGTAATGTCATTATCTAAAACACCGTAATCATCAATATTGATATCATCGTTTGAGTCAGTGAATTGGTAATAGTCGCCCTCTGTTGCCGTGGTTAGTGCCAAAAACTCGGCTATTGTTGTTTCACCTTTGAAGGTTACAGCACCGTTCACAATCTTTGTTCTCATTTCAACAATGGTTAGCGGATGATTAATGTCAATGTCTTCGCCTTCTCCCATCGTGTATCTTGGTTTACCGGGAATAAGGCAAAACTTATGTTTGACTTCGTTCCATAAGCCAATCTCGTCGCCTTCATACTCGCCCATTAGGTCGTTAAGCTCGGTTATTGCTGTTTTAAGCGCCTGACCTTCGGGTATTTTGGTTTCAGAGATTCTCCCGCATAAGATAAGAGCGTCTGTGATTAATCTTAAATATGTTAAATTCTGCGCCATGTGTCGCCCTCTATTCTAATATGTCGACCATTGTTCCGTCATCGAAACCGGTTGAGTTAAAGTCTCCGTCATCATCAAAAGCAAAAAATGTATAAAGGTTTGGTTGGTCGCTTAAATCAACAATAACGGTTTTGGGTTTTTTATTTTGGATTTGTTCCGCTGGTGTTAAATATGTTTCTAATTCATTGTACTCTTGAATATATATGTTGTCGAACCATGCGTCTGTTGTTTCTGCATTGTCAAATGATACGGTTATGTTTTCCGCTACTGCTGTGAAAAATATACTATCACTAAACCATTGATCTATTAATAATGTTTCTAAGAATAAGCCTGTATTTTCATCGTCTATTAAAACTCTTACAACGTCAGATGTCCACAAGCCTACTTTTATTCTATAAACCTGACCTATTGTTAGGCCTGTTACTGATACGTCAGACGTTTCGCTGTTTAGTTTTTTAGCAAAGTATTCAGCGTATACGTGCTGCTGCGATGTTATACCGGATGACCATAACCCATCTTTTAGTGGATCAATAAATGGGTCAGGGAACAAGTTAACCCCGTATTGCTCTGTAAGATTCGTATTGCCGTAAGTTGGTGATTCTTGTTGTGGTCTTGGTATCGGAACAGATATTTTATCAGCCGGTCCAGTAGGATAGAGAGGCTCAAAGTCCCAACATTCTTTGCAGACTCTAAGCCCCGTCCATTCTGTTACAAGCTGACTGTTTCGATACTCACCACCGCACCTGTCGCATTCTACTTTATAATCGCCCGGTATGTAAGCATTAAAACCCATCTAAACCTCTTATGTTAATGCAGGATGTCCATAAGTCCTAAGAATATACTGTCCTGCTGTATAAGCAGCTGCCGTATCACCAGCACCGGCAGTCAGATAAAAATAATGATCTGCCGTGAGTCCAAGCGTACGGTTTTCTACTGAAAGGCCAATAGTCATAACGCCACCATTAACCACGTATGCAGTACCACCAGCACCATCATATTCAAGGATCGCTGACGCAATGGCAACAACATTAATATCATCATCGCCGCCGACAGGAGTCTCAAGGCAAATCAATTCAGCCTTATAAATTATCCCATTTGTCGCAACAACATTTCTACCAATATAAGCAATACCACCGGCTGCTAAACCGATAACATCATTAGCAGTTGCAACACTTGCAAGTCCAGCTACATCAAACGAAGTTTCTGTTATGATAGTCCCATTCTCTTCACGTCTTGATACTGCTGGTGCAACTCCTGTTCCAACGACTCCTACGGCGTATTCTGTTGCTGTTGCTGGCGTTGCTATAATATCACCAGTTACATCACCAGTTACATCACCAGTTATATCTGCGACAATTCCATTTGTTACTGTCAACGGTCCTGACATTGTTGAGCTACTCATTTTTGACCTCCTTTTTATAGGGGGCTTTTACACCCCCATTGATTAAGCTGCTCCAGGAGAGCCAAAAATTCCACGTACATCAGTGATACCGGGAACGTATCTTTCTGTAGCGGCTGCTTTAAAGTTCTGCGTGTCAAACTCGTTGTCCTCTTCGAACTCAGTTGCTCTAAGAGTATACGAGGTTAAACCGTCAGGGCAATCAGTCTTAATAAACCAAGGTTCATCGTTCTCAACATAATGATTAATCATTGTTGATGGAATGGTTCCAAGCATTTTAAGAGCATTGATATCACGGTCTGTTGTCCCTGTTCTTTCATACCCTTTCAAAATACGTTCTTTGTTAAAAACGTTTGTGGGAGATGTCTGAAGTTTAACAGGAAGAACCTTGATTCTCATACCCTTATCATCTTTAAACCTTGAAATATCAATACATGCCTGCTCTAAACTTGCTTCTGTCAGGTCTGCTGCAATAGTCAATTCGTTTGCAAATGTCCCACCAGCGAAAAGCTTGTGGTTTGTTGCACACATTTCAATACCATCTGCTGTAGCATAATCAGAGTCAAAAGCACGATCAAAAACAAGAGCGTGATTAACTTCTTTGGTCTGACGCATTGAGAATGCAAGAGCCTTTGTCTTTTTAAGCCCAAGCTCTTCGTACTTATTATCCTCAAACGCCTCACGGGTAATCTTAAACCCAAGACCGTAAACGTTAGGATTAAACTCTGCAACAAAAGTGCTTTCCATGTCAGCATAGCTAATTCCAGCACCTTCAGCTTTCAATCTTGCGTAAGGTAGACCAGAGAAACCACCGTTCCGAATATATGGTCCTTCGCCTGGAGTGTCGTCAAACATCTGATAACATTCCATCGGAAATTCATTGTAATTGTTTGCCCATACGTCTTTCAGTGTATTCCAAAGGAAAATACGTATATCATTTGTATAAAGTGTCATTTTTTATTCTCCTATGTGAATAATGTCTCGCTTGCCTGTACTCGCCAAACGCAATTGTCTCCAAGTGCGTTATCTACTGCCTGAAGGGGTTCAATAAGTATAAACTGCCCCGCTGTTGCGTGTGCCGTTGAACTGTCAATATAAACGCCTGATTTAGCCGTATCGGTATCACCAGCCGCATATACAACGTCAACATATTTACCAACATCATCAGCAGTTAGTGCACCACCGTCTGAGTCTTCACGACATAGAAAGGTAACACCTTTTATGCTCGGGCCTACAGCAAGTCCATATCGAGCCACTGAAGCAGGCCGATACTTAATATCATCAATTGAGCCACCGTTTGAAAAGCTTGTACTCATTGCCACAAGCGTCCCAAATAGTGCCACCGTAGCGTCCTGTGCTACTTTTACAGCCGGTGTACCAAGAGCGTCACCACCATTTGCCTGATCTGCTATAAGCGGATCACCAACAAATACTGCTGTTCCATCGTCAGCGTCGAAATATATCTTTTGTGTCTGAAATTCGCCTACAATATCCTTATCAACTATTAGGCCGAAGGCGGTTGAATCATTAGCCATTTTTTACTCCTTTATTACATCAAATTTTTCTTCATTTTTTTGTTTAATTTGGTCTTCCGTTATTTTCAAATGTTGTTCCATTTTCGCTCTGTCCTGATCACACCATTCCTTTTTCTTTGACATTAGAACCAAGTCGCCACCGTTTGAGCCTAAACCGGGAAGAGTAACCATTGACCCGTCCTGTTTTGGCTTACCTGCTGCTGCGTCTCCAACTTCTACGCTTGGCGTATCATAAACGATGTCCCAATCCTTTGCCTCTTTTTTCTGCATATTCCCTGGCTTGCCTGAGTCTGCATAAAAATATTCAAACCTTGGATCTAATAACGCCGGGTCGATTGATAAAATATCACCCTTGTCAACTGGTGCGTTTGCGTCCATTCTTCGCTTTGATCTATTTACTGTATTAAATTTTGTTGCTCTTAATTTTGTCATCTTATTTTTTCTCCTTTGATGCTCTCACTGCGCCGATAGCTTTAAGTGTTGATTTCTCGTCAAATTTGTTACCCTGCGCTCTTTTCATACCATTAAACATTTTTTCTTCTGCTGTGCTTAATGTAGACAATTTAACCTCTTTAGATGTTTTTGTATCGCTCTTGCCTTCTCCAACGTCTCCGCCGGGTGGGGTTTCTTTTGCTCTTAACCCATATTCAACAGGGTATTTTTCTTTTAATATCTTGTCTATCGCTGTTAACTCAAACTCTGCACTGTTGCCCATTCCGTGTTCAACCTGTACATCAATTTGTGCTTTCCTGAACGCTGCCTGTGTTTTTTTATCTGCCTCTATCCATTTTCTATCTTTTGCCCACTCGTTGAAATAAGCCTGATCAACGTTTACTTCGTCTTTGGGCAGTTTTGTTTCTTGCTTGTCAAGTTCTTTAATCTCGCTCCTAATCTTTTTAACCTCTTTTGCGTCTGACTCTCCAACTGCATCGTCTAACTTTGTTTCAAGCGTCTGCCTTTGTGTTTCAAGATCTGCTTTGTGTTTTCTCTCGTTCGCTTCGGTAGTCTCAAGGAAAGTCTTCTGCATACTTACAAACTCACTTGACATACCGTCCATTGTTTTCATAAGGTCTTTAATCTTTCCGTTTTGGTTCCTTTGTATCGTGCTACCACGCTTAATAAACTCTTCTGGTGACTTCTTGCCTTCACCGTCAAACTCAGGATTGTATCCCATCTCTTTTGCTAACTCTAAAACTGGATTCTCTGTTTCCATTGTTCCCCCTTAAAATGTCGCTAAGATATCTTCTTCGTTTAAAATAACATAAAGCTTTTCATTCTCATCATACCAGCTTGAAGCTGCGCCACGTTTGAAAAGTACTGTGTCACCTTCTTTACACCAAGGAGTTTCACAAGCTTCTTTTTTGTAGCAGTCTGCGCCTACCTGAATGACTTTACCCTCTTGAATGTTGCGCTCTTCCTTTTCTGTTGTAGCTCCAGGCTTAACAAGACCCGGTATTGTGCTTTCAAAAGTCTCTTTTATTTCATTTGGATCAACTAAAATTCTATAGCCTCGGATATTTGGTACTCTCGCTTTATTCATTCACTTTCTCCTCAAATGTTGGCTCGATGTGTAACGCTTCTTTTAAACCATCAATAAAACCTTTCATGTGCAACGCTTCTGTTGATATTTTCTCTGATGTTGCGTCTTCACTAATGCTATCGAAATATCTCCCTTGAGCCTCTATGATACCTTCTTTGATTGCTTGGTCAACCCACTGGGCCACTTTGCTGCCCTTGAACTGGTCCCACTGTTCCCTGCTGATCTCCATCCATTGCCTCCAATTCTCTAAATAATGTTTCTGCTTGTAATTTATACTGCTCTAACTGTGAACCTGCCTCTTTTGATTCTGCGTTCGCTAAATTCAGGATGATCTTTGATAAAGTCTCCTGTGCTTTTATTTTTGCTTGAAACATTTCAAA